GATTGGCCTGATGTATGGACAGGTGCAGTGGGAACAACCGTCAATTTAGCCGTTGTCTGCTCCGGCGTAGATACTGAATTTCTTGAGTGTGAAATAGTGGGTGTCGGGCAGACCGGCGATGTGTATCCGGTGGTGGCAAAAGAGGCGACTCTCGCAACCGTGGCCGGTTATCTTGATACAGAGATTGCAGATATAAAGGCTAAAACGGATTTAATTCCCGCGTCTCCAGCATCAGTCAGTGACATACCAACAACAGTACAGATAGCCGATGGGGTTCTTGATGAAGTTATTGAAGGAACATTAACGACAAGAAAGCTATTGAGAATATTCCTTTCTGTTCTGGCAGGTATCTCAGCAGGAGGGGGAACTACAACTATTACGTTTAAAGATGCGGCAGGTACAACCACGAGAGTTACAGCTACAGTGGATGCAAATGGTAACAGGACAGTTATAGTTTTAAATGGAGATTAATGGAGATTAAATGTTTCCAACAAGATATTTTTCAATAACATCTTACTTCTATTGGCCTACAGATTATTGGCCTGACTTGATCTCCGGAGCTGCGGACGCAGGTACTCCTTTTGATTTTGGTACGGTATATGATACATTCGTATTGGAAAGCAAAGCAACATTTAGTGTAAAAGAAAAAGCAAAAACATTCTTTTTAAAAGGATAGACAGTGAAACCATATACGTACTCAAAGCAACCGGCGGAAACAAGAAAGCTTGAGTTTGATGCTTCAAAATCATTAGTAACAGGTGATTCTATTCTCTCCGTTGCTGCTGCAATGTGGGACGGTGACACTGATGTTTCAGCAACTATGATTTCAGGTTCCTCAACAATTTCTGGTACTAAGATATATACGACTATTACGGGAGGAACAGACGGTACTACTTATTGGTTGAGACTTCGCATAACGACTACTTTAGGTGAGATTATAGAAGATGACCTAAAGATTATAATAAATCAAATAGGTAAATAGGAGGATAGCAATGGATAAAGTAACGAAATATTTTATAGGTAAAGTACGCTCAGTCGATTCAAAGAATTTTACCGCAGAAGTTGTAATTTCTGATGAAACAAAGGATCGTTATGATGAGAGGGTACTTGTTCAGTCTTTTAAGAAGACAAAAAAAGAATTTATGAAACATCCTGTGCTTCTTTCTTCCCATGCTTATCGGGGCTTGATGAATCAGATAGGCATGTTTGAAAGTCTCAAGATTGACGACACCGCCAAAGAAGTTGTTGCTAAAGCAAAGTGGTTTGTTGGGGAAGGAAATCCTGAGGCAGATTGGGGATGGAAACTTGCCGAACACGGCATTGCTGCATTCAGTATCGGATTTATCCCGAAGAAAACAATTCGTTATGATGAAGAGACTCGTGAAAAGAACGGTGGTATTTGGTGTGACTATGAAGAAATCGAATTGCTTGAGACATCTCAGGTATTGATCCCTGCAAATCCTTCGGCATTGCAGAAGAGCTTTGGTGATGTTGATAAGGATGATCTTTTCTTAATGAAACTTTCAGAAAAGATTTATGACACATTTAAGAATCTGGATGCTGAAGATGATAAGGGTGTTGTTTGGGAAGAGAAGAAAAAGGATGAAGGAGAGGAAGACACAACTTCTTCAGAGGAACAGGAAAATACGAATGAAAATGAAGAGGCTCAGAAAGCCCTTGAAATTGAAAATAAGAAGTGGGAAGAGACGGACGGTGAGATCAGACACCGAGTGCGTGAGCCTGAGAACTTTGAAAAGTTTAGAACAATTAAAATAAAAAAGGACAAACCAAGAGTAAACGCAATTTATGGAAAAGTTAAAGGTAAAGAAGAAAGGCAAATTCAAGCACTCCGTTTCCTTAAGGAAGATGAATGGACAATGGAGTCTGCAAAGTCTTGGGTTAAAGAACATCCAGATACCGTCAAGTTCCTTGAAGATATTTCTTTTGAAGAAGAGGATAATGACGTATTAAAGACAATGGAAGAGTACAGGAAATCTTTTGACTCCATGTTAAAAGAAGTTTGCGGCACTCTTGTAAAGAATATAGTTTCTTCTTTATCTGACCCTGAACTTAAAGACAAGTTATTGGGTGAGTTAAAGGTAACAGAAACATCGGATACAGAAACAGAAACCCCTGCTGTGAAAATAGTTGTTCCTGATGATGCAATTGGGGAAGAAAAAATGACTGAACTTCGAGGTATTCTTCTCCCTGCTGCTGACACAACCGAAGGTGTTGATAAAGTAAGGGAAGCATTTGCATCAATGACGGAAGAAGTAAGTCGTATTTTTTCTGTTCAGCGGTAACGCAATGAATGGATGAATATAGCGGAATAGTAAAATAAAAATTTAACAGAAAAAATTTAAAAAACGGAGGAAATCAAAATGGACGTTATTGCGGAAATCAAAAAGTTGTTGGAGGAGTATAAAAACTCGGTTATTCAAAGTGTAACAGTTGACAAGGAAAAAATCCTGAATGCAATTGAAGCTCAGGAACTTCGTATTAAAGATATTGAAGGCAAAATGCAGTCTCGCAAAGTTTCTTTGCCTGGTCTGGAAGATGAAAAGACTCCTTTCAGTTTCTTCAAGGCATGTCATGCAATCAGAACCAATGATTGGTCTCAGGCTGGTTTTGAAAATGAAGTGTTTCAGGAAACACGTAAGAAAGCAATGTCGATGGGTACCAGTTCTGCTGGCGGTTATATTGTTCCTACAATATACATTGCCGAATTGATTGAACTGCTTCAGGCTGAATCTGTTGTCATCAGTATGGGTGCTACGGTGTTGAACAACCTGCAGGGTTCACCTGTGCAGATTCCTCGTCAGAGTGGTGGAGCTACTGCTTACTGGGTGGGTGAAAATGTTGCAATTACCAGTTCTGATTTGACATTGGAACAGGTCAGCATGACCCCGAAGAAAGTTGGTTGTTTGGTTAAACTGAGCAACACTTTACTCAAACTGAGCAATCCGTCTGCTGAAGCTCTTATCCGTCGGGACATTGCCGTTGCTTTGGCTCTTAAAATTGACTTGGCTTCTTTGCGTGGTCTTGGTGCTTCTTATCAGCCGAAAGGTGTTAATCTTCAGACGGGTCTTGGTACTGTTGCTATTGGAACGAATGGGGGTAACATTACCTTCGATCATCTGATTGATATGGAATATGAACTCGCTGCTGATAATGCTCTGCGCGGTAAACTCGGTTACATTTTCCATCCCTGTATCAGACGGAATCTGCTCAAGAGAAAAGTTGATCATTATACTGGTCAATCAACCAATCAGAGCTATCTCATTGCTCCGGTTACTGAGCAGGTGTTCCAGAATTGGCTTGGTTATCCTTACAAGATGACAACTCAGATTCCTATTAATCTGACAAAAGCAGAAGGAACTGCTTTGACTGAAGTTTACTTCGGTAACTGGCAGGAACTGATTGTTGGACAGTGGGGAGGAATGGAATTGATGGCTTCTCAGGAAACCAGTGATGCTTTCGAGAAAGATCAGACTTGGGTAAGAGTCCTTCAGGAAGTTGACATTGCGGTTCGTCACGGAGAATCTTTCTGTCTGATTAACGATGCCAAATCTTCGGAGAGCTAATCGAAATTTGAACAATTAGAATCAGGGAGAGTTTTCTCTCCCTGATTACTCTACAGAAGAGGAGGATAAAAATGAAGGACATAAAATCGGAAGTTAAAGTTTTGACAGCTATTTTACCGCAAGTAGCTTCTGGTGAATCGGTAGCAATCAACGGGTTCACAATTGATCGCTTGGGATATGAAGGCGGGGTTTATAGCTGCTTAGTTGGTAATACATCTGGTGCTCCTACTACTTTTGGGGTTACATTCAAGGTACAGGAGAAGTCAGGTGAGACTGATTGGGTAGATGTTTCTGGCATGACTTACATCATATCAGGTGAAACAGTTGCTCAGCAAGGACGCTTATCAGGGGAAATCAATATTGATTTCAAAGGATGCGCTCGGAAAACTCGTCTTGTTGCTACACCAAACTTCAATGGAGGTTCGTCTCCTAAAGTTGAAATTGGTGCTGTTTTGGTTCTTGGCGAAGCTCAAGTTGAGCCTGCATTATAAGGAGGAAACTTTATGCCAAGGTACATGATTCGTAAGGAGTATGCTTATTACTGGGAAGGCAAGGATAGATTTGGCGGTGAGGTTGTTTCAATCCCTGAGGAAGAATATAAGAAACTTCATCAGATTTTTGAGACAGCAGAATACACTGAAAAACTTTTAGCTTCTCGTGAAGTTAAAAAAGAAATACCTGCTCCTGTTCCTGTTCCTGAACCAATACCTGAACCTGCTCCACTTATAACTCCGGAAGTTGAAGAAGTGGAGCAGGTTAAGGAGGAAGTTAGGCGGGAAGAAATCCCAGTGGCAGAACCTGAACCCGAACCGATTCAGGAAAGGGTTGATAGCGTTGTTGAGGAAGAGGTAAAAAAATCTAAGGCAACCAAAAAAGAGAGCAGGAAAAATAAAAGGTCAAAACAAGGGTAACGGATAATGCTGTTAGCAACTTTGGATGATGTAAAAACTTTTCTTGAGAAGACAGATACAACCCATGATGATCTGTTGGAATTAATCATTACGAAAGTTTCAGCAAGAATTGAGTTGTATCTTAATCGGAATCTTGAAAAGACGGAGCGTACTCAGTATTTCGATGCAGGGAGGCGAATATACTCCCTCCCTGCAATCCCTATTGACTTAACAGCAACATTAACTGTCACTGTAGATGATGAGGTACAGGACATAAATGACGATTACTTTGTTTGGGAAAGTGAGGGGTTAATAGAGTTCTATACAGCTCCTGATCGTACTCAACCAAAGCAAGTGAAAATTGTGTGGTCTGGAGGTTATACTTCCACAACTGTTCCTGAAGACATTCAATACGCGGCAATTTTACAGAGTGCATTTGTTTTTAGGAGAAGAAAGGATATTGGAGTAAACTCTCTTTCAACTCCTGACGGGTCATTAAGTGTGAATGCACCAATTGATCTTTTACCTGAAGTAAAGAGCATATTAAAATCATTAAGAAGGAAACCGTCATTACGATGAACTTGTATACTGTAACCATAACTGAACAGAATACCGGAATTATTAATAATCTCTCCTTGATTATTCAAAATGCTTTGACAAGAGTTATTGAACAACAGAGTCAGCTTTTGGTAGAGCAGATCAAAATGAGATACTTTGTAAGTTCGTTTGGTATGTACAGTCAAGGCAGTGATCTTCAGAAAGGAATAGTAGGAAAGCCTGTTGTTTCTACGAAAGTAGGAGTTGCAGGAGGGGTTCGTTTAGGAGAAATGAAAACAGCAAAGTTTGTGAGTGAAGAAAAAGTCACAATCACACCGAGGAAAGCAGGAGCATTGGCTATTCCTACAACGAGAGCAGCTTATTATTTACAAAAAGGAGTCAGAAGTCTTCGGGACATTCCTACACTTGAACGAGGGCCGGGGGGTTTGTTTTATAAAGGACAACCTAAAGAAGGAAAACCTCCTTTCGTGTTGAGGAAGAGTGCAGTAAGTATTAAACCTAAAATAAGTGTAGAAAAAGTTGTTGAAGACTTTACGGTTCCTGTCACAACTGCTATTCAAAACGCTGTTTTTAACGCTTTAAAAGGGGCTTAACCAACGATGTCAGACTCTAAACGACAGAACATACTAGCTCAGATTGTTACAATACTGGAAAGCTTGTCTTCTTTGAAGCATGTGGAGAATAAAAAGATAACACCAGTTGATACAGAAACATGTCCTATGCCAGCTGCTTTTATATTCAGCGGAGCAGAACAAAAGTTGATAAATGATGATCGTTCAGTTATTGGATATGAAAATTGGTTGTGGAAAATCTTTATTGAAGTTTGGGCTAGAGATGCAGATACGGAAGCTCTGTTAAAAGAAATCCATGATGTAATGTGGACGAATCGAAATATTGGGGGATATGCGGTTACATCAGACAGAATGGGAGTGTCTCTTTTTGTTGTTGATGTGGAACAATCAATTGAAGCCATGATCCTGGACTATGATATATTATATAGAAATGTAAAAGGGATTTTATAATGGTCAAAGGCAGTAATCATACTAAAGAGTGGAGAAAATTAAAGTCCGAGTTGACTAGGAAACAAATGACTTCGGAGATGAGAAAAAGAATTTCTGATAGTGTAAAGAAAACTTTTTTAGAGAGGGGCATTGCTGAAAAGAGAAGGGGTATTTCATTATCCGAGGAAACAAAGAGGAAAATATCGTTGGCAAATAAAGGTAAAGGTAAAGGAAAGATAGTAAGTGAAGAAACTAGAAAAAAGTTGTCTGAAGCTACTAAGCGACAAATGGCTGCAAATCCTAATAGATATTGGTTAGGTAAAAAGAGAAGCCCAGAAAGCATTGCTAAAAGAGTTGCAAAGATGAAAGGTATTTCTCATACAGCAGAACATAACAGAAAAATAGGTGAAGGTAATAAAGGGAAATTTGTTTCTTTGGAGACAAGAAAAAAGATAAGCAAGTGGCATACCGGTTTTGTTTTTTCAGAGGAATCAAAGAGGAAAATGTCTGAGTCTCAAAAAGGTAAAAAACATTCGGAAAGGACAAAGAAGAAAAGGAGACTTTCATTAAAGAGAGCATGGGCAAATAAATCAGTGGAAGAGAGAGATAAGTGGGTTTATGCTATTCATGCTAATTTGGCAATCAGACCTAACAAACCTGAAACTGCCATTCTTAATATTCTTAATTCTCTTTATCCAGGAGAATGGAAATATGTAGGTGATGGGGAAGTAGTTATTGCTGGGAAGATACCAGATTTTATAAATGTAAATGGTCAGAAGAAAATCATTGAATTGTTTGGTGATTATTGGCATGAAGGACAAGACCCAAAAGATCGTATCAAAGTATTTAAACCTTTTGGGTATAAAACTCTCGTCATTTGGGAAAGAGAGTTAAACGAAATTGAAAAAGTAGAGAAGAGAATCAAAGCATTTAATAACCTATAAAAAAGGCGTTATGTAATAAACATTTTAAATAAAGGGGGTAATGAAAAATGCAACAGCAAGGAAGTAATTCACGATTATTGTATCAGACGGAGGTTACTTATAAGAGTGTTCCGTCAAATGCAGATGCTATGGTGTTGCCTTTTGTAAGTGAAAGCTTGCGTTCCAACAGGAATCTAATTTCATCCAAGACGATCAGATCGAGTAGGAATCCTGTGGCTCCTGTTAGGGGGAATGTTGATGTTAGCGGAGATGTAACATTTGAGCTCGCCCCCCAATACGGAAAGCTTCTTCATCACGCATTTGGCAGTTATACTGCGGTATCTGGTGAGACAGTAGGTTTAACAGTAGGAACATACCGACATACATTTAAGATTGGTACTTTACCAGTAGGTTTGATTATTGAAAAGCAATTTACTGATCTTGATACTGCCAAGTATATTCAGTACAGTGGTTGTAAGATTAACACATTGAAAGTGGCTGTCAAGTCTGAGGGATTGATTGAGTGCAGTATTTCAATTATTGGAGCGAAGGAAACATTGGCAGATTCGTCCTTTGATGCATCTCCTGTTGATCTTGGGCATGATCCTTTTGATGGATTTGAAGCTGTTCTGACTGAAGGGGGAACTACACTTGGTATCGCTACTGACATTGATTTCACCCTTGAGAACAATCTCGATGGTTCTTCTTATGTCATTGATGGGACAGGTCAGAGATATTCGCTGCCTGCCGGGACTGCAAAGGTTACAGGAAATGTCAAGATTCTGTTTGAGAACACCACCATGTATCAGAAAGCTCTTGACAATACAGAGACAGCTTTGACAATTGCATTAACTCACGGAACTGGAGTAGGCACGAGTGGGAATGAGAAGATTACGTTCACGATTCCGGAACTGAAATTCCAACCCAATGCACCTGTTGTAAGTGGGCCTCAGGGAGTGTTGCTTGAAACTCCGTTTGAAGCATACTATGATGATTCAACGGAAGCAACAACTATACAGGCAGTTTTGGATAGTGCAACAGCTTATTACGGATAAGGAGAATCCATGCAATACGAGTTTGGTGGTAAAGTTTACTTTCAAGAGAAGTTGGTATGGGGACAAGTGAAACAACTTGTCTCCTTACTGAAAGATGCCGTAATTGATAAGCCAATGTCTACGATTGAGCTTATTGAAATGTTAGGGGACAAGCTGCCTTCTGCAATAGCGATTGTTTTGATTGCAGAAGGTGAACGTCTCAAGGACAAAAATCTTGAGGCTTTGACTGAAGAGATCGAAGAAAAGATGCCTGTTGATATGATCATACAAGTGGTGGAGGATTTTTTTACCTGCAACCCGACGGCATCTATTTTGGAGAAGCTGGCGGGTCTCATGGAAAAAATCGTTCCAAACAAGGGAACAATTCCCCCGCAGACTTAGACGAGTATTTCAGTCAGGTTGAAATCCTTCTGACTCAAGGGGACATTACAAAACGGGATTCTGTCATGTGGTTGTTTGGGCCACATGACAGTTCCCATTTCCTTAAAAATCAATTAAGAGAACTTATTTTCAGAGAAGCAATCTTAGCTTTTCTTGGGGTAGGAAAACCCGATGAAAAGCAAGGAGTTGAAGATATATACTGTCAAAATTGTAAACAGGCTCATCCTGAGTTAGACTGTAGTAAATGCAGCAGGAAAATTGAGGTGATTAAGAATGGCGGAGAAAGCGAACATTGATCTTCTTATCAGGGCTACCCAAAAGGGGTTTGATACTGTTATCAAGAAATTTGAACAGTTAAATACCCTTTTAAAGGAAACCCGATCTCAAGCAAGTGTTGATACTTTCAGCAAAATGAATCAAGGGTTAAAAGCTCTTGATGGAAGTATCAGTACCCTTAATAGCAATCTGACAAAATTTCAAAGTAATCTTAGTACACTGACATCTAGTTTCCAAAAGTCTGAGCAGGCGGCAGGTTCGATGCTCAGTCGTCTTTCTATGCAATGGAATCTGAAAAGCATGATTCATGATATGAAAGAGATGGTTGCTATTCAGCTACGTTGGTATGCTGTTCAACCTATTGCCACAGCAATGCAGGCAGTTCTCTATGCTCCCGCTCAAATGGTGAAAACGGGATTTGAGCATATGACAGAGATTGAAAATTATACAGGTATGATTAATCGCTATGCAGCAATGGAAGGAAAAGCAAGTGTAGAAACACAAAAGATGACCGAAGAGTTAATTCAACAGGCAAGGGTTATGTCTACACAGCTACCTTTGTCCTTTGATAAGATAATGATTTCAGTTGACAGGTTAATGGCTGCTGGTTTGGGGTTTGATGATGTCAAAGCAAGCATGGAGTCATTTACAAAATTGCAAGTTGCTTTCCCAGAAATCGAAATGGAGAAGTTCACAACTTCAATGGTGGGGTTTTTGAATGCTTATCGTGATCAACCTGGTTTTAAGGAGATGGCAAATGATGCTGACAGATTGGCAGTTATTCTTGATAAAGTTGCAATGATGCTGGCCAAGTCAGTCCTTGCTCCAAAAGATACCACAGCAGTTATCCAATATTTGGGTCAGATAGGCAGCGTTTCGGGATTTACAGTTGACCAATTATTAGCAATGGCAGCTTTGATAACGAACTTAGGTTCCAAAGCGAATGTTTCTGCCCGCGCTCTGCGGGGTTTCTTACAGACATTAACAACAGAGAAAGCAGAGCAAGGATTAAGGAAGCTCGGAATTGAACTTGATAATAATAAAACAATAGCCCAACAATTTGATACTGTAATGACACAGTTGCAGGAGAAGTTAGGTACAGGGCAATTGACACGAGGAGCTATGGCAGCTCTGACAGGAATAACTTCTACTGAACGATTAAATCCTTTGATTGGATTAATACAACATTGGGAGAAATATAAGGAAGCAGTTGAAGCATCAGAAAACTCAACAGGGGCAGTAGATCGTGCTTCTGCGGAAATGAGTAATACATTAGGTGGGATGCTTGAGAGATTTAAAAATCTTTGGAAGGAAATATCAACCACTACTACACAAGCTGGTTTTCTTAAGGATTCAATAGAAGGTCTAATTGTTATTTCACAATACTTAGGCTTTATTATTTTAAGTTTGATGAATGTTTTTATGGGGTTTGTTCATATATTAAAGACAGTTGTAAATATTGTTTACACTGTTATAGATGCTTTTTCCACATTGTTTACTTTATGGTCAAAGTTTAAAAGTGGTACGTTGAGTTTGGATGAAGTAAAAAGTGAATGGGATAAATTTAAGCAAAGAGTGGTTGATACAAATAAAGCTTTGGAGGATTCAAGAAAAGGTTACATTGATTTTGGTGCTAAGACAATGGAAATCCTTTTTGGTCCTGCAAGTAATACAAAGGAACTGAAAAGTAAGTATGTAAAGAAAGAAGGTAAAGCAGATAAAACCGTTGATGTAGGAGATGATGCTGAATTAAAAGGCCGTCAGAAAGCTCTTAGTGCTGAAGCCGCTATGGAACAAAGGGCGGCTACTCTTCTTTTACAGATGCAGAAAGAGTGGGATAAAAAAGAACGTAATGAAATTGAGAACCAACATAAAATGAGCCTCATCTCTGATGCTGAATATTATGCAAAGAAAGAGGAACAGATTCGTGGTGATGTTGAAGAGGAAGTTAAAGTTGTTGAAGACGGTTATAAAGAAATAGAATTAACTCTGCAAAATAAATTAGCAAATGAAAAGGATGTTACAAAACAAAGTACCATTCAAAAACAAATAGAGGCAAATGAGTTAAAAAAGAAAGCAGAGATAACCAAAATTATTGTGAAAGGGGAAATTGATCTTGATAATTTAAAGACATCTAAATATTTGGATAATGTGAAAGAGAGAATCAATGCGGCTACCCATGAATTAAATGTGAGGAAGCAATTGATCAGCATTGAGAGAAGCGGTGCTGATTTTACCAGTTCTGAATTGGATAAAAGAAATGAGGACACCTTTGATCGGGGTATAATAAACGCATCCAAATATTATGATAATAAAGTCAGTCTTGCCCAAGCGAATTATAAAAATGAACTCTCTTTCCTTGATAAAGAAACTGAAGGACAGGTCAGACTTCTTGAAATAAAAATGAATGCGGCAGGTGAGAATAAAGATAAGCAGGATGAAATATTCAGAGAGCTTGATACTTTGGAAAATGATTATCTTGCCAAGCGATTAACTGCCAATCAGAAATTTGCATCAGCAGTTTCTTCTGTTACCATGAGTAGGGTAAAAGATGCAAGTGCGATCTTCACTGATACCTTTGATGGGTCGTGGGAGAGTTTTTGGAAAGCTTTGCAGTCTTCTTCTGATGTAGGATTATATGATCTCAGAAAGAAACATTTGGATTGGGGAACACAGATAAACGGAATTTATTCTGATCTGGCAGGTAATATGTCTTCCTCTTTCAGTTCATTGTTTTCTGATGCGTTAAAAGGGGACATGAAAAACTTTTTATCTTACTGGACAGATTTTTGTGATTCAATGATGGAGGCATTTTCCAAACGCCTTTCAGATATGCTTGTTGCTTGGATTCTTACTTCAGATAAAATGGAAGGGGCAGGTTCTATAGGAGGGGGAAGTAGTTTAATCAGTACAATAATGGGATTGTTTAGTAGCGGAGGAAGTGCTTCATCAACAGCAGCCTTAAATACAGGTTCAATGGTAGGGGGTGTCTTCCAAGCAGGAATGGCAAATGCTTTAGGTAATATCTTCTCAGGAGGCAGAGTAGTTCCTTTTGCAAAAGGGGGCATTGTTATGAATCCCACTTTCTTCCCTATGGCAAACGGTACAGGTTTGATGGGTGAAGCAGGACCAGAAGCTGTGATTCCTTTGAAGAGAAATTCCGACGGTAAGTTAGGGGTTTCTTCTGAAGGGGGAGGACATGCTCCAATCAATGTAAATATTGCCAACATTGTTTCCCCTGATATGATGGATGCCTACTTGTCTTCTCCAAGAGGAAAAGGAGCAATGTTAAATGTCATTAATAACAATGCTGAAAATGTTCGTAGGATACTTAGGAGTTAAATATGGCTGATGTTGATTTCACTATTGATCCCGCTGAGACAAAATTGTCCCACATTTGGCGTACAAGTATACAAACGACCGTTAAAGGTGTAGAGAAAAGGTCTGCTTTATTTACTTGGCCAAGAATCAAATTAAATAACACTTATGAGTTTCCCACTGATTCAAAATACAATTGGATAAGACGAAATCTTATTTTCAATAGTGATGGTTTATGGTCTATTCCTATCTGGCAAGATGCGACTGAGTTAAGTTCATCAGCCGCGAGCGGACAGAAAATCTTAAATGTAAATGAAACCAGTAATCGTCATTTCTATAATAGTAGGGAAGTTGTACTTGTTTCCCCTACTGATTATACCTCTTATGAGGTAGGAGTGATTAGTTCATTTACAAGCAATCAAATAACTCTGACAGAGAACTTATCTGGCACATGGGGAGCAGGGACGTTTGTTGTTCCTTATTATACTTTTCGTATTCCTCCTTCTCAAACATTGAGAAGTGAGTTACAACATTACCAGATATTAGAAATTGAAGCGAATGAGGCATATGAGACAAGCAGGTCTTTTACGTATTCAGTTCCTGCATCAGGGGCTGATCAGTATTTAGGTAAGGATTTATTTCTGACTTGTTTTTTACTTCCTGTCACTTATGAGTTTTCTCGTCCTTATGAATATCAGCAGTTCTTGGGGTTAGGTTATCCTTACCCTAATTATGCCGCTGGGGACAATAAAATAAATTTGAAGTCTGTTCTTCCTTTAGACACTCGCACCAAGATAAAAGAATTTCTCAATTTTTTTGATAATAAAATGGGGCGTCTTCTTCCTTTTTGGGTACCTAGTTGGAATAAGGATATTGTGATTACTGGAGCAGTAGGCCCTGCTGATGTACAGATTACAATTAATCCAATTGATTACAGCAATACATATTTAAACAATGATATAAACGGAAGACATGTTTTCTTTTTCTTTCCTGACGGAACATATCGTTGCAGAAAGATTTTGAGTTCCACATCTGATACAATCACGTTGGACAATTCATTAGCGGCTGAGATTACTTCGGATATGGTTGATGATATGGTTATTTCGTTTTTGTATTTTTGTAGATTTGATTTGGATGAAGTTGAATTAAATTATCCGTTAAACAATCCCGCTTCTGCTAAAGCGGAGGTAAGTTTTTCAGTTTTAATAGGAGAGGAGTACACATGAAATCACAAACTCAAGATTATATTGATAAGGAAGAGGCTGTAACTCGAAAACCTGTGGAGTTGTATAAAATATGGAGTGGCTCTACTTATTGGTACTATACGAACGGAGATGTTTCAGTAACTTTTGAAAGTAATGATTATGTTCCAGCGGCAATAACACGAAACAGTGTGGAATATAATTCTACTTTGGATATAAGCACAATGAAGGTGCAGTTCTTGCCTATTGCTTCTCCTGTTGTACAATACATTGCAATCAATCCTATAGATATTGTATGGATTGAAATATCTCGTTTGTTTAGAGACCAAGACCCATTAGAAAAATCTGTGATCTTTATAGGACAAATTAAATCTGTTTCTTTTAAAGGTTTAAATGCTGAAGCGGAGTGTGTTGGATTTGAACATTTTCTTAAAATGAACATTCCTACTTTTCGTTATTCCCCCACTTGTAATCATAAAGTCTTTGATTCTCTTTGTGGATTGACATCAGCAACATATAAGGTATCAGCGACAATTACATTGGATGCGACTGAGACACAGTTAACTTCCTCTTCCTTTAGTTCATATGATAACGGTTACTTTGTTGGGGGATTGGTACAATATTCAGGGGAGTCTCGTCCTATTGTTGCTCATGTCGGAAGTAAAATAACAATGGGGTACAGAATGACAGGTTTAGTTACGAGTGTGGTTGTTGATGCATATCCAGGTTGTGATGGAACACCAGAGACATGCAAAAACAAATTTGATAATATTGAAAACTTTTTTGGTTTTCCTTTTATTCCTGATGAAAACCCAGCATTGAGAGTTCCGTAATGTACGTTTTTGATGATCCAGAAAAAGTAGCACAGTTAGGAGTTGTACTTCGTGAATGGGAAGGAACTCCCTACAGATATTTTTGTGGGGTAAAAGGAAAAGGATCGGACTGTGTTCATTTCATTCTTCAAGTATTAACTGAGTTGAGTATCATTAAATGGAAGAAAGGAATGGTTCCTCAATATCCCCGTGATTGGAATTTACATAATACAAGGGAATTGATGTTGGAAGGAATGTTAAAGTTGATTCCCGGAGAATTGGTTGAAGTAGATTTATTGGATATAAGAAACAATGGAGACATTGAAACATATTTGCGTAACGGAGATATCATTCTTTCTTTTTTTGGAAAAGCAGCCTCACATGTTGCTTTTTACTATCAAAATTATTTCTGGCATTCTCTTGGAGGAGTAGGTGTGATTAAAGTTCATTCGTCCGACAGAGCGATAAGAAGACAAATAAAGTATGTTTATAGGATAACAGTATGAGCGGAAAAGCAGGGGATGCAGTAAAAGGTGCAATTACTGGAGCAACAATCGGAGCCCGTTGGGGATGGCAGGGAGCTATTGTTGGAGCTATCATCGGAGGTGCTTTAGGATATGCTGCTTCTTGTATGGCAGACACTTCAGCCGCAGGTGGACCTAGACAAGACATACAAATGCCTTCAAATGTAATTGGTGAAGTTGTACCTGATCTAATAGGTACAGGAAAAGTTTGTGGGACATATTTATGTTTTGGACTGGAAAATGTTGAGGAAGAAACAAGCGGTGGCGGTGGGTGCATGGGAGGCAGTGAAGAAGTCACCGGTTATAAATACTATATGTCTTGGGCACAAGCTTTGTGTATAGGTCCAGTTGATACTGTTTATTCAGTTTATAAAGACAATGACACAATATTATGGGCAGGGGAATTAAATAGGCCTGAGACAGGCGGAAAAGAAACAATTACAATTGATGGATATGGAACAATAACTTTTTATTTTGGTACAGATGATCAACCTGCTGATGATGTGATGAGTAGTTTGATTCCAGAACCGACATTAAATTCCAATTTAAAAGGTCTCTGCTATGCTGTATTTAATAATTTCTATATAGGAGATTATAACAGATGTCCTAGTATTACTTTTACAATAAAGAAGACTCCGGTCATTGCAGAGCTGACTGCAAATAACACAGTAGGAGATTATGACTACAATCCGATACATGCTATATGGTACATATTAACAAAGTGGACCAATCTCCCTGTTACTTGGTTAAATACAGCAGACTTCATAAGTGTTGCCTCAACAATAAAGAGTGAAGGATTAGGAGTAAGTTTTCTCTTTGATAGGTACCAAAACGCATTAGGATATGTTGAAACAATCAACTCACATATTTTTGGTATTTTAAGATATGGAAGTGATGGGAAATTTCATCCTAAACTTTTAAGAAATGATTACACTGCCGCAAATTTACCTTTGGTTGATGAAACAATTGTTCTTGATGATCCCTCTTTGTCTCGTAAGAGTTGGATTGATACAATCAATGAAGTTAAGGTTGAATTTTCTGAAGTATATATTGAGGAATGGAGCAAAGAAGAAGGAGAATCTGAGGAAGAGGCATTAAATATAAAACAATCCACTGCTTCTCCTTCTGCATTGGATAAAGGTAATTATACTGTGCAAGGCAGGCTTGTTAGTAAAACTGTACAGCTTGCCAACTTTACAAATAACAGAAATGCAGTATGGGCAAGTAGGGAATTCCTTCGTAGGGAATCTTATCCTCTTGCTTCTGTTACATTCCCAGCAAATCGAAATGCTTTCCGTCTTGAAGTAGGCGACTGCTTCAGATTTTCATATGCTAAATATGGTGTAACTAATATGGTGTGTAGAGTTGTACAGTTACAGGAAGAAGGACCAGAATCAGAAAACATTATAATAACTGCCATGGAAGATGTTTACTCATTATCGTCACCTATAACTGATTACACAGAACCAATAAGACATAATATACCAAGGCAGAGTTATCCGATTAGTCCTTTTGTAAATCAGAAAGTGTATGAAGTTCCTTATTTGCTTGATACTGATCAGGAGTTGAAAGTTTTACCTTTAGCTTGCAGAGCTAAAGCAATGGATCTTGGATTTAATGTTCATCTTAGTATAGATGGGGGGACATCTTATGATTATTTATCCAACATTCCTTTACTCTATCCTTACGGCACATTGCCTTCAACATACTCATCAGACACGTATAATATTGATTCAGACGGCATAGCTGTTAATATCTTTGAAGATGCAAGCAAAGTTGTAACATCTTCTTTGGACAAAGTGATACCTGGATTAGCGAATGTTGCTCTTCTTGGAGAAGAGATCATTTCATTTCAAACAATAACTCCTGTTAGTGGGGAAAGATATCAGCTCACAAATGTTATCAGAGGGAGATTTGGAACAGAAAAAGCAACTCATGTTTCTGGTGAATCTCTGTACTTTATAAATTCCGTCAATGAGATAAAGTTATTAACCAGTTCGGAATTTGTTGTTGATGCAACTAGGAATTTTAAATTTGTTCCTTATAATGTTAGGAATAGTGATTCTCTTTCCAATGCATCTGCTTTGTCTTTATCATTAGTAGGAAAGTCACGCACTCCTTACAAGCCTATAAATTTTGCCGCTAACGGAAGCAGTTTCGCCGCAAGGTATGATTCTGATGTTGTATTGACATGGTCACCAAGAGCAAGGGGGTATGGTGCAGGAATAGGAGTTCCAGGAGAAGTGTTAAGTGTTCTCTCAGGAGAAGGTTATTTTTCAATTGAAGTTTATTCAGGAGAAACCAAAAGAAGAACTGTAGAAGGTTTAACAAATCCTACTTGGACATATACAAGTGCAATGAATATTGCAGATAATGGATTGTTACTTCATGAGTTGACATTTAAACTGTCAAATTACAAAACATTTTATTCTAAGGTTTATGAATCCGCTCAGGTTGAAGTTGTTTGTAAAAAGAATTAGGGTGAAACATGTCTGGTGCTTTTGGAACTACATTATCGGGAGGAATAACAGGTGCTTTACTAGGCTTTCAATTATTTGGTCCTTGGGGCATACCAGGAGGTTTTATAATTGGAGCAGGACTCAGCTACTATGCTTCAACTTTGGTAGATGAGGCAACCTATGCTGGTTCTCCTATACAGAAATTACAAGTTCCTTCAAATGTTGTTGGAGAGTCAATTCTTGATTTTGTAGGAACAGTAAAAATAAGCGGGACATATTTATGTTTCGGAGATGAAAAGAGTTCACCGGAATATCAAACAGTCACACAACCGGGATGTATGAATCCTGTAGAAGAAAAGCAAATATCTGGATATAGGTATTATATGACATGGGCACAATCTTTGGGATTAGGTCCAGTTGATGTTGTGTATACTGTTTTAAAAAACAATGATGAGTATCTCTGGTCAGGAGAATTAAAACGCACAGACGGCAATCCTCAAGTTATTACAACTAATGATGGAACAATAACTTTTTATTTTGGTACAGACGATCAGCCTGCTAATAGTGCAATGGCTGAATTAATTGATGACCCTTCTTTCAATTCCAATTTAAAGGGTCTCTGTTACGCTGTATTCAACAATTTTTACATTGGTGATTATAATAGATGCCCTTCAATTAAGTTTGTGGTAAAGAAGACTCCTACCATTACAGAATTATCAGCAAACAGTACAATAGGAGACTATAATTATAATCCAATTCATGCGATATGGTATATTTTGCATAATCTTGCTAATCTCCCTGATACATGGTTGAACACAACGGATTTCATTTGGGAGGCTGCAATAGTAAAGAATGAGGGATTAGGAGTGAGCCTCATCTTTGACGGAACAAAAAATGCACTTAATTATATTGAAACAATCAACATGCATATCAATGGAATCTTAAGATACGGAAGTGACGGGAAATTCCATCCTAAGCTTTTAAGGGAAGATGATACAACAGCATCCAGATACCCACTTAATCAAAGTCAGGATTACGTAAAAGCTACTACATCTTACTCCTATACAAATCCCGTAGGTCAGCATCTCCCTTACTTTGCAACGGATCCTGGTAGAGAACTTACTGGAACTTATGCTTATAATTCTTGGATAAGTGAACTCTTTTATGACACAAATCAGAGGTTTCATATTGATTTAGGTGTGGCAACTATTATAACATCTATTTACTATGAAAATTTAATGTATGGTCCGGACGCACAGACTGATCCTTTCTTGACATCGTATGGGGTTCGTAATTTTACACTTTGGGGAAGTAATGAAGCAACGGCTTTTGCTGATCTTACTTATGGAAATGATACAAATTGGACTCAGTTGACAACTTCCCAAAGTTACTTTGATAGACATAGTGAAGGTGATGAAGCTGACCCAAAGTTTATTACTGTGACAAATTCAACGGCCTATCGTTATTATGCTTTTAAATTTGCTGACAATTGGGGAGGTTATGCTTGGATGGGATTAAGGCGTGTAGAATTAAGAGTTAATGATTTGTTTTTAGTAGATGAATCAGTTGTGTTGGAGGATCCTACATTAGTACGTAAGAGTTGGATTGATACAATCAATGAAGTTAAAGTGCAACGATCTGATATATACTGGGAAGGTTTATAATGTTTGCAACAGGTGGAGAAGTTTTTTGTAAAGAAGGTTATAATTATCATGTCTATAGAACTTTAGGAGAATCTCCTTTTGTAGTTACTAAAGCAGGATATGTTTCCTTACTTATCATAGGCGGTGGCGGTTCTCCACAAGCATCATGGGCAGGGGGAGGAGGAGCAGGAGGATATCGTTACTTTCATAATTTATGGGTTGATATAGGTACTTATACTGCTTTTGTAGGATCAGGAGGAATATTAGGTTCGTCTCTTTCTGGTCAGTATTCTTACTTTATTGGAGAATTGATTAATTATATTGCCGCAGGAGGAGGGTTCGGTGCAGGAGGAACTGGAAATCCTGCAGGAAACGGGGGGTCTGGAGGAGGCACTCTTTGGGAAAGTCAATACGGACACGGAAATGTTCCGGCTACAAGTCCTTTGCCTCAAGGTTGTGATGGGGGTTGGGGAACTGATGTAGGATTTGGCGGCGGCGGCGGTTATAAAGGAAAAGGAGGCAATGGGCATCAAGATACTCCTTTACTTGGATGGGGAGGAGATGGTGGCAACGGTATACTGTGTCCTTTACTAGCGGAGATATGGCCTAACGATTCTACTAAATATTGTGTGTGTGGGGGCGGAGGAGGCGGAGGAGTAGGACAAATTCTCGAAGGATATATTACTTATTTTGGTAATGCCGCTTATGTACCTGATTTAAAAGGAATGTATCAAATGTGTAGTGGTAAAGATCGTTTTGGCGGCGGTGGAATGGCATCTGATATACCTTATATCGGGGTAGGAGGAAGAGTAGGGGGGAATGGCATTGTTGTTATAAAATATAATCCTAATGATCCTTTTCTAAACATAAAGAAAAATATTTCTTCATCTTCTTATATGAGAGACAACGGAAATTATACAATACAAGGAAGGGGTGTAACCAAAACTATACAGCTTGCTAATTTCACTGATGATGAAAGTGCAGTAACAATGGGAAAAGAGGTATTGCGTAAAGAGTCATACCCTGGAGCTACTATTTCCCTTCTTGTTAATCGAAATACCTTCCGTCTTGAGGTAGGTGACTGCTTTAAATTTTCATATGTGAAATATGGTATAACGAATATGATTTTTAGAGTTGTACAGTTGCAGGAAGAAGGACCGGAATCAGAAAAAATAAAAGTCATTGCAGAGCAGGATACTCATTCTGTTAATTCAGCTATAACAGATTATACTACTCCCCTTATTTATCCAAAGAGAAGAGAACCAAATTCAATTGATGAATTTGATCATGTAAAGATACTTGAGCTTCCTTATGAATTTATAAAAGAGCGAGGGAGTAATCCTTATCTTGGAATTTCTGCACTTGCTTGTAGAAAGAATAGATCAGATTTAGGTTTTTATTTGAACTTTGGTTTTACTGAAGAAGATATGAATTCCATGTACAAATATCAAAAATTAAATCCTTACGGAGAATTAGTTGAAAGCTACTCATCGGACACAAAAACAATTGACGAAAACGGATTTGTTGTTGATATGTTGGAAGATCCCTCTCTTGTTCAAACTGCTGATTGGAGCAATGTTCTTTCAGGAAACGGTACTTGTAATATGGCAGTTCTTGGAGATGAAATTATTTCTTTTAAAGATGTTGCTATTGTCAGCGGGGAAAGTTTTCATAATAATCGGTATCAACTTTCAAATGTTATCAGAGGAAGATTTGGAACAGAAAAAGCATACCACTCATCTGGTGAGTCTTTATACATAGTACCTGATAAGTCTTATCTTAATAAGTATAATAATCCTATTTTTACCCCTGAGCTTTCTTGCTTTTTTAAATTTGTTCCTTACAATATTAAAAAAGTAGGAACAGTTGATGATGCCACTGCTGTACCCTATACATTCACCGGGGACTCTTTAAATCCTTATAAACCTGTTAACTTATCAGCTAATGGGAGTAGCTTTGCCGCAAGATATAGCGGGGAAATTATACTTAAATGGTCACCTAGATATAGAGGAATGGGAGCAGGTATAGGGATCCCCGGAGAAGTATTAAGCAGTTCCTTTAAAGAGGGATTGTTTTGCATGAGAGTTTATTCAGGAGAAACGCTTTTGAGAAGTGTTTGGAACATTGCTACAAACACATGGACTTATACATCAGAAATGATCAAGGATGATAATGGAGCATTTCGTCCAGATTTTACTTTCAAACTGACAAATTATATTTCTCTTCATTATGCTCTTCATGAATCAGCACAAGTTGAGTTAGTTTGCAAGAAGGGGACATATGCTCCTAGAGTAACATACCAACCCCCAGCTATTACTGCTGATCTTTTAAGTGAAGACGGACTTGATTTAGGAGAGTGGTCAAACAGTTGCCCTGTTTCTGAATCAGGAGGGGAAGTGACAATAACACCTAGCGGGACAGGAGGTTCAATGTACAGAACAATTGATACTCCTCCTTCTTCATTCTCCATTAAAGTTAAGTTGAAGTTCCCTGTTTTAGGTACATTGGGTGATAATCAATATGCTCTTCTTAGTTATAAAGCATCTAATTACCCTTCAATTGATAATGGTTGGTTGTTCCAAGTGATGTTTGATAGATTAGGTGTTTACATAGTAAATAGAACAGGAACTATCATTCCTCCTATTAGTTTGTGTGTCTCGAAAGTAGGCCCTGATGATCTCGTCCTGTGCAATGCATCTGCCGCATATCAAACATGGGAATTTAGAGTATCAAGAGTTGACGGTGATAATTATGCTACAGTTGAGGTTATTATGAATGACATTTCTTACGGAACTGTTAATTGTAATATGGACGGTCTTACTGCTTCTGATGATGGTCTATTGCAAATAGGAGGGTATGATTGTCAAATTGTTACAAATTATATAAAGATGGGTACAGGTTTAGGTCCTATCTTATAATGATTTGTTTAAGGAAAAGGTTTATGTTAAGAATAAGAAAGGATAAAGTTAAATAGGAGGACTTTATGACAGACATTTATGATTTACATGAAATAGATTACTCGGTACAAGGGTGGGACACTATTCTTGCTACTGACATGCAAATTCTTGATGCGGTAATTCCCGCAAGAATTATTGTTACTTTAGGAGAAACAGTTTCCGCATATGATGCCCTCATGATCAAATCTGACGGGAAAGCTTATAAAGCAAAAGCAGACGGAACTCTCCAACCTGCTTTAGGTCTAGCCCTTGAGAGCGGAGATGCTACTGATGAAATCAGAATGTATATTATGGGTGGAGTTGTAAATGCAAGTTGGACATGGACAATAGGTGGAGCAATATATTTAAGCACTGCAACAGCAGGTGCTTTAACTCAATCAAAACCGGTAGCCAATGTTCAAGTGATTGGAATAGCTGTTTCTGCAACCAAACTTTTACTGACTTCATTACAAAGTGCATCACAGTCCTATGCATAGTTAAAAGAGTTTGATTATGAACAAAGAGAGAGTCAAGGATGAAGAAATTAATTTTCCTAATAGGAGGAATACAATGCCCCCTCAAAATCAATGTGTCCACCATGAAAGAGTAAATGAGCGATTAGCAAATGCAGAAACGAAGGCGACACTGGCTGAAGCTAAAACAGCAATTCATGAAGGGCAAATTAATGATCTGTACGATAAGCACAATGAAGGTAGGGATGTTAATAATAAAATTCTTGCTCGATTAACAGCTATAGAAAGTAACCAGTCAACTTATATGAAACAGTTGGGGGATTTCATTCAAGAGTTCAAGGACAAGCATTTTGATGAACGTCTGTTGGATTTAGAAGACTTTGGTTGGTTCAGAAAAAAGATGACTGCTTTAAGGAACAATCTACCGTGGGCTTTCTTTACATTGATTCTTTTACTCATTTTGTTTTTACTGATTGCACAAGATGTTTCTTTTGGTAATTTATTTAGATTTTTAAAAGGAAGTGAATTCCGAATAAAATAACAAGGAGGATTTATGAAATACATTATCGCTTTTTTTATCGGGTTTGTCGTTTGTCTTTACAGAGAAAAAATAATCAGCTTCTTCAAATCTCTTTTGGAAAAAATACGTGAGTGGTATAAATCCAAAAAGAATCCTGATGAGGTAGCAGAAGATGACAAAGAATAAGGAGGGGGCGGTGATAAGTAATTTTTTCTTTCAATTAAAAAGAATCAGTTTTGATTTGTTAGGGATTCTTTCCATTGTCTTTGTTTTTATTATTACTCCAAACTATTTCTTTTCAGAATTAGGGAAAGCATACACAATCTCACTGATCCTAACAAAATTTATTTGCATCAGTTGTGGGATTATTCATTTTCAAATAACCAGAAAACTCTTGTTTCCTTATATTAAGTTCAATAAGGAAACAGATTGGTCTAACAATCTTATGATCATCGCCATGTTTGTAGTAATGGTATGGGGATGGGCAAGAGGTGGATGATGAGTGAAAGAACAAAGTTGATTTTGATTCTTATCCTGTTTTTGATAATGGTCTTGGTTCTTATTAAAGACTTGGTTTATGGAAAAGATCGTTGTCAAGACTATGTACCTGATGTTCGGCAATATGCTACTCAATACTTAGGCCCTGGTTTTCCTTATTGGTATAATATAGGTTGTGCAATTACTGAGACTAACTGTCGGGCTGATCTCGTGAGCTTTGATGGCGGAATAGGACTGTTTCAATTTACTCCTTCAACAGGAGTGACAAAAGAAATATCCCGCTACTTCCCAATTGACCCTTATAATGTGCAGTCAAGTATTAGGGCACAAGCTTTTTATATTCATTTAATCAGGGATAAAAAACTAAGGCAAGATAAGATCATGATTAATAAACATGAAGCTCATCCGAATGCATTCACAGAATATTGTGGGTCAAACCTTGCTGATGTTTATCGTTGGTATAACGGGGGAGTTTGGTTTGTTTATGAAGCAAGTCGGTTTCCTAATGCCCCTTTTGCTTGTGTAAATAGGGAAATGTTTAAATACTGTGTTCGGGGAGGAGTGTGGGTAGGAAGTGGAAGCAAAAGAAGATGGCTTAGTTTTTGTGAAGTAAATTACTCCTACCCAGAAAAGATATATAAGTATGCTCAGCCTTACAGCAAAGGGGGAGGGTCTTTCTGGCACTCTTCTTTATTAAGAGACAATGATTTTGAGGATAAATATTACGCACAATAAGGAGGAAGGACAATGATAGACAAAACAAAAGTTATCTTGGGATTTGTTATTATAATTTTAATGCTTGCTTTTGTGAGCATGTTTTTTGCTTGGTATAAAGAAACCAATAAGAAACCTATAAACACTGTTCAGTACGTTACAGTGGAGAAAATCAAAAAGGTTGATAAGATCAAAAAAGTATTTGTTCCTATAGAAAAAATACAAGTTGTAGAAAAACCTATTCTAGTGAAAAAAGTTGACGGTCTTCCAGATTGGTTCACAAGCAACCCTGATGAGCAGGCAACTGCGAGTGCAGATTTGGACAGAACTGAAGGGGGTTATGAGGTCTTGTCAACAATGAACACAAAAACAGGAATAGGTAACATCATTGCTAAAGAAAAGAAACGTTCCTTATTTGCTTTTGTCAATAAGAAAAGAATCGGAGCAGGGATTGGTTATACATCAAAAGATTTTCAGCAAGTAATAACGGGATTTGCTGAATGGGATTTCTTCAGAGTAGGAAATATTCACACAACCTTCTACGGGGAAGTGAATAGTCAGAGTGAAGCTATCGGACAATTCAGATTGGTTTACGAGTTCTGATCTATCTCAAAAGTTTTTTATCTTTATAGGTACATTCAATTAAGTTCCTCAACTCTACTATGCGTTGGGGAACTAATTTTTCAGTTGACACAGAAGTGGAATATTCGTTAGGTTTTCCTTTATACCACAAAAGATTGTTTTCATATGTAAATGAAATTCCAAAAGCTTTAGGGTTATTAAAGATTGCTGAGCCAGGCATCGGTTGTAAAATACTTACATCAAGATCATCAGGTTGGGCAGTTTCAATCCATTCCATTGTTTCTTTAACTGTTTCTTCAGTTTCACCAGGCAGTCCTACAATCAAGAAAGCTTTTGCTCTTATTCCTTTCTCTCTCAAATTGCGGACTGCATTGGTATTCATTTCTTTTGTTGTCCCTTTCATGTTACGTTTCAATACTTCATTTGACCCACTTTCAATTCCTATACCTACTTCAATAACTCCCATTGTCTTTAATAAGGAACAAACATCTCTTGTCAATAAGTTAGCACGACCAAAACATCTGAAATAAAAGTCATCGTATTTAACCATATTGACAATTGATTCTAGCCTCTCTTTATCAGCTATGAAAACATCATCAAATATCATGAAGGCCTCGTAACCAAAACTTTCATTCAATAAAAATATCTCGTCTGCTGTCCTTTCTGCACTTTGCATTCTAAAGTTCCGAGAAATCTTGGAACAGAAAGAGCAGTTGTAAGGACAACTTCTGCTTGTAATTATGACAGTAGCAGGTCTATTACCAATAGTATATGAATAATTAGACATGTCAAGTGCTAGTCTGTCAGGAAAAAGTACGTGGTTTGCCCCCGTTTTGCACGAAAAATATATGGTTTTGTGTGCTTTTGTACGTATATCTTCTATAACTTCAGATATTATTTCTTCAGCTTCCCCTTTTACCACAACATCAAACCCATTCTGTAAACATTCTTCAGGCATGTGTGTCGCATGTGCGCCTCCAGCAATAACAGTCTTTCCTTTCTCTTTAAACCATTTTGCCAATTCATATGCTTCAAATCTTTGAGGGGTCGTAAATGATATTCCAATAATATCAGAGTCAGCTTGTTCCTTTGTATGACCTATACCTAGATCAAGACACTGTACC